CGTTCATTCATTAAGAAACTAGGGAAATAACATGGCTATGAGACCAAAAAATAGAGGCTTTTCACGAAAGGTGTTCGACCTGCTAGAAACGAAAGGCCCAATGAGCCGCAGCACGATTGCTGAAGAAATGCGAAAGATGGGACACCCAGTGACATCAAAGCAAATAATTACCTGCCTTCAGAATATGAAGCAGAGACACTGGATTGAATACTCACAAGAAGATCGGCGGAAGTATGACATCAGGTCACAGGCATTAAGAAACCAACGCGACATGCAAGTTGAGATGCTTAACCAGAGAGGTAAGGTCGCAATTAAGCCGCTGGCATCCAAACCTTTAGTATCACCCACCCCAGACGTGAAAACGCCTGAAACGGCAGAATTAAGGCCTCTATCGGCCTTTACTGTACCTTTATCGATACAAGTTGCAGGTATGGTTTCAGTAACAGCAATAGTCACAGCGGTTTCAACCGCAATCGCAATGAGGATGTTTTAAAAATGGATAATAAGTTTGTTGATGGATTTTTTGTTAAGGCACCAAGAGCTGGCGCACCAGAATTCGTGAAAGGTAGCGTTAGCCTAAAGCGTGAGGAGTTTATGCGCTGGGTAGCTGCTCAAGAGGGTGAGTGGATAAACCTAGACGTGAAAGAGGGTAAGTCAGGCAAATGGTACGCTCAGGTGAATGACTGGAAACCTGCTGGTGGTATGCCGCAGATGCCGACCTTCACGCCCCCTTCTGCTCAACCCTTGCCAGCATACGGCGCAGCAGATGACGGGCTAGAAGATATACCGTTCTGATGTAAACTTGAGGAGCCGGTAGATTAGACAGGCCAGCGGCAGGGTCAGTCTTAGGAGTTCCTCCTGTGAGAAATAGATTGGGTGAAGTATGTCCGGCTGGGAATTTCAGCATCAACGCAATCAACTGCCGCACCCTCTCAACCCCTCAATCGTCTCAACCGTCTCAAACCCAAAATAAACTTAAATAAAACCTTTACATCATGAAAGGAATAATTGATAATAGTTCCACATTAACAAGAAGGAACAAAAAAATGACTGAAAAAGAATTAAGCTGGTTCATGGTCGAACTTGTAGAAAAGAACGACCACCAAAACAAGCTGCACCGTCACATAGAAACCTCTCTCTTAGATACTTTTTGCGACTACTTAGACGAAGGGTTTAGGGTTTCTGCTGAAGAAGTGCAACAAATCAAATCAGCAATTTCAAACTTAGAGGCCGCGTAAGCGGTCTGGGGTAGGGCATGAGTTTAGTTATCATCAAAGCACCAAGAACAACTGCGGTCAGCAGTGATTTCAACAACTATGCGATCACAAAGGCGAAAGTTTTGCATGCGGCAGGGTCGCACGCTAAAAAGATCGCATCAGTAGATTTTGACGCTGGTGGTTTTACAGTTTGGTTGAAAGCCAGTTTTGAATTTGGCTGCAATGAGTCTGGTTGTGCAGGGTTTGAATTTGACAGCGAATATGAGTTGCTCAATTTAGTCAAAATTGACTGCCAAACAATCAAAAAGATTAGTCATGCCTAACACTACAAAACCCCTCACCCCGACTGAAGTAGAACAAGCTGTCCCTCGGTCTAGTGAATACAAGCTAGGCGATGGGGGTGGGTTATATCTTTCAGTCAAACCTAACGGCAAGAAGTTCTGGCTTTTTAACTACCAGCGGCCTATATCAAAGCGCCGCAACAATATGCACTTCGGCAGGTATCCAACTTTCAGCCTAGAAATGGCTAGGCAACTACGCGAACGAGCAAAAGAGTTGCTTGCGGATAATGTCGATCCACAAAAACCAGACGGTGACAAAGAGGTAAGTATTTTGGACAACTTTATTGCTAGAGGCTGGCTAGGTAAGTACAGTTTTGGTTATCTTAGGTTTGCCCATAAACCTAATGTTTGGGGTGTGAGAACAACAACCGGCAGGTTCATCGAGGCTCGACAGCAGAGCGAGGGCGGTGCCAAAGCTGAAGCAAGAACACTAATAGGGAAAAACGCATAATGGAAAAAGAAGAATTTACACAACTTTATGGCGCATGGTTCGCCCTTCACCCTTTTAAGAAACGAGATTGGCCAGAGCTAGGCAAAGTCCACTATGAGGCATTTGGCAAAGAACACGCGCAGACAATGAGGGAGGCGCTAGGCCAACTGACTGAGGAACTCGACAGTTTCCCATCACCCAAGCAAATCAGAACTAAACTCAACGCGCTAAACAATACTAAGACTGAAGTTGGTAGCGTTGTCCGTGACACGGCCCAAAACGAAGAAATCGCCTCTAGGCTGTTTGAGCACCTGTTAGGCATAGAGTACAACGGGGTTCCGGTTAAACGTCCAGACGGCGTACAGGCTTGGCATGAAGCCATAGTTGATGACGTTATCAACTCAGGTTTACCAGATCATCATATGCAAGGCGCATATTCAACAATTGGGCTGAAGGTCATAAGGGCGCAAGCGTGAAAGAAACAGTAGAAGAGTGGATGACTAGAACAGGCAACAGGCCCACTCAGCTAGAATACTGCACAGTTGCGGGCAAGGTAATAATTCAATGCCCTAGATGCCACAAGCAAGGCTCTGCGGGGCCAAGAGAAACTAGCAGCTTCCCAGTCAGTGAGAAACAGATGATCTGGTGTTATGACTGCGCCGATAGAGGGAACCAACCAAATGGATAATTTTCTAGCAGCAATCAAAGCGCAGACAAACCTGCGGCAGTCTTACATACACGAAAGGCTGCTGGCAGTTCAGCACCCTAACTTCCCGATTGCTAGAAAGCATGAGATCTACCAGATGCAAAGAAAAGGCGCGGGTGTGACTGAGATCGCTAATAATCTAGGCATTGAGCGTCATGAGATCCACAAGTTGCTGGGGAGAACATCTTGGCCTCACCCCGCAACTTTGACTTAGGGCTTCACGTGAAACAATAAGCCTAGTGTTCTTCTGGCTCCACTTCGTCTGGCTCCATTTCTTTCTTGATGCAGCCAGCGTGGAAAGTAATTGACTGCTCCACCTCTTGCTGTCTGAGCACTAGGTTGATGTGCTCCTCTCTCAATTGAGAAATGCGCTGCGCCCTAATCTTGGCTTCATAGGTCATTTCTTCTTCCGAGTATTCAACGTCATCTATTGTAATCATTTGATTTCCTTAATTAACTTCGTTTGACAAGTACCGCTTCCACAAAAATGGATACCTCGTTTGTGCTGGCGCTAGACTTCGCTTCAAATTGAAAGTCATTTTTCTCAGTTATTTTGAACGGCACCTGCCGGTCATAGTTTACCTGACTTTGCGAAAATGTCGCTTCTGCTACTTTTAACCACCTACCAGTTGAGCTTCTGATTGCGTTTCTAATGAAGAGATACTGTGAGCCTGTAGCAGTTGCTGAGTTGGCAGTGATTCTAAAAAGGTACAAGTCATATCCTGCGGGGACAGTGTAAATACAAGCCTGAGTGGTGCCTAACTCTGCCTCAATAAATGCATAAGTCACACCCCCACTTGCTATGGTTATATTTCCAACATTAGACCCAGCCAAGATAATTGCTGAGTTGATGCGGTAGAGCGCTGTAGGGATTGTAACGGCATCAGTCCCAGTGAGCGTGACAGTCTGCTGAACCTCGTTGTAGTTGGCATCTAAGCCGACTACTAGAACGTCCATTGTGTCGCTTGCGCTACTGCTGACGATTGTCATTGACAAGGCAGCGGACGGGAAAACGTAAGTGTCGCCATCATTCCACACAGTTTCAAACGCAGACCCAACCGCTCTATTAAAACCAAATATATTCACCGGCTCTGAGTCGTACATCTTGCCTTGCGCGATGTCGAATAATAAGTGGGGGGTGGGTCTTTGGTAGTGATATTGGTACATGGTAGCCTCAGTCGTTAAATTTAGAGTTTGCACTCACCCAGCGGGGCAAACAATACGCGGTCAGTCCTTTCTGTCGTTTTTCAAGTATTGCCTCAAACTGCCTGCAACGGTTTGCGTTCCTGAATAGAAACTCCTCTGGCATTGTGGTCCCTTCTAGGACTACAACTAAAACGAAAGCCATGATCACCTGTTGGTCAGCCAAGCAAGCAAAGCGCCAATCGCGGCTGGCACTAAAGCTGCCACCACCAAGAAGATTAGCGCGTACTGTGTGAGTTCTTTTCTGAACTTCTTCTTCCTAGCTTCCTCTGCTTTCAAGAATGCTTGTCGATTCTTTCTAGCTTCAGCGGTCTTAGCGAGCATCTCGTTCCAGAGGTCCATTCGGTGAGTTGCCTCGAACACCTGTCTAATTGATTCCCGTGACTGCCTCAACTGTTCTTCAGCCATGAC